ATACCTTTTTAAATACTAACTCCAACCCATCATTAACTGCCACTACATCAGTCAGAGTGCCTTCTGCAAAGTCTGCTGTTGTAGTTTCAATGTCAGTTACATCAGAGCCGGTTTTATCTAATCTCAAACTATCATTTTCAGCAACTACATTTGATAATGTGCCAGTTGAGAAATCTGCTGTTGTAGTTTCAACAAAATTTAAGTCTTTACTGTAATACACACCCTCCTCAACAAGTTTTTGGTCAACTATATCTTTGATTATATCTCCTGCTAACTTATTCCTTGCTGCATAGCTTATCCTTCTCTTATCAGCTAGATAATGCATATCAATGCAGACTATATCGTGCATGTAGCTGTTAATGTGTCCGAGAGGATATTTATCGCTAGTTTCAAGATAACCTGCGAATACTAGCTCATTGTTATTTTTATCATCCTCTACTCTAACAGGTTGTCCTTTCTGAAAAGTATATTCATTATTTTCATCAACAATGGAAAATGAGCAGGTGGCACGTTGTTCTATTTCATCTTCTGCTGAAAAAGTGTTAGTTTTTATGTTGTAAGTTGTTCCGCCTATAATTGCTTTCATTAGAATCTAGCACCACCTTTTATTCTTATACTGTCCACTAGAGGTTGTTTGACGGCTTGTGCTATTGTTCTTCCGTCTAAGTTAACACTTATATTAGCTGTGCTGTATCCTCCACCACTAGAGCCTGTGTTTGAGCCTATAGGGGATACTGTTTCGCCTGCTTGCGCTAAGATTAAGCGTTCTTGCCCGATTGGGCCGGGTACTGTACCACCGTTGTGGAAAATACCACCAAAGAAATCACCGATACCTCCTAGAAGTCCGCCTCCACCGCCACCTGTAATGAATCCGAATACTTTTGAGGCAGCCATTTCAGCTAACTTATCCATAACTTTGTTTAGCACATTTATCCACATATCATGAAATGCTTCGGTGACGCTTTTTGTACCCTGCAGAATTGAGGAAAAAGCATAAGCAAATCCAGTTTGGAGGAAACTTAATTCTTTTTCTGTGCGTTCCATTGATTTCTGATGATTTTCTTCCTCTAATTTGTCAATTTCATTTTGATAATACTGTTTAATAGCCCATTTAGCTTGTTCATTATTTTTATTTGCCTCTAATTCTCTATTCATTTTAAGAATTAACATTTCTTTTTCAGTCGCATTTTGTTCAATCAAGCGCGACATGTAATTTTTAGTTGCTTCATTACGTTGATTAATGGTTTGCTGTCGCATTTCTCTTATTTTTCTCTGTTTTTCTTGCTCAATTTTTACAAATTCATTCGCAAAATATTGTTCTACTGCTGTTGTATTTGCACCTATTTCATTAGCATATTGCAAGGCTAACTTTTTCTGCTTTTCTAGCTTTTCTCTAACAGTCGCAGTTTGACCAAAAAGTTTTTCTTCCCATTTAGATTCAAATTTTTCTGCTTTTTGCATGTTATTCCATAATTGTTCAAGTCCACTTACTGCTTTATCTGTATTATCTTCAATACCTTTTTCTACGCCTTCTACAATGTTTCGACCGTATCCCATGAAAACTCGAGAAGGTGAATGAGCATCAATTGCTTCACCAAATTTATTAATCAAACTTCCAGCAAAGCCAGTTACGGTATCTACTGCACCTTTTGCTTTGTCAGTTATTCCTTTTTTAACACCTTCAACTATATTTCCGCCAGCTTCTTTCATTTTTTCTGGCAATTCATTAAATCCTTGTATAATTTTTTCTACCAATTCTTCAATTGCGGGTTTGATTATATTCTTCCAAGAGTTTTCTATAACTTTGACTAATGTGGCAAACATTCTTGACCCAATGTTACCTAATTCTTCACCAAAACCTTCAAAGTCACCTTGCATTAACTTTACTATTCCTTGAAATAAATCTCTAATATTATCAAGTTGCATATTAAATATATTTTTAATATTTTGCCACATTGCTTTTGAAGCTGAAATTATATTTTCACCATAAGCTGACCAAAATTGTTTAGCCCAACCTACAAATATTGTTATAATTTGCTTAATGCTATCGAATATTTCTTGATAATCTGCCATTACAGCATTAAGACTTTCGGAATTTTCGCTCACAAAACCTTCTACAAATGATTTAATTTGCTTGTATGCATCTATGCCCCAATAAATTGCATCTGAAACTCCAGAGAATACCGTTTCTGCCGTTGCTTGTATCTTTGGCATATTAGCAATAACCCAATCAGTCAAATCCTTCATGATAGGCATTAGTTGCTCTCCAACAGTAAGCCAAACTTCATTCATTCCAACCTGTATTCTTTCAAAATTTCTAGTTAGACTTTCTTCCATTTTCTTATATGCTTTATCAGTTGCACCACTAGCGCTATTCATTTCTTCTAAATCGCCTTTAAACTTCTTGGCACCTTCACCTGTCAACGCAAGTGCTGCCTGCCCGGCTTCAATACTACCAAACATATTGCTAACTGTTGTTCCATTTTCTTTTGCAGCTTCTTCCATTAGTGACATTGCTTCCTGTAAATTTCCACCTTCGCTGATAAAGGTTTGGAAGTCAGTTCCAGCCACTTCGCTAAATGCTGTACCTGCTTTGCTACCTTCTTTTGATAATTCACTCATTGCTGATTTTAGCTGTGTTGTTGCTTTTGCTGTTGGTGTACCTTGCGAAGTCATTGTTGATAATGCTGCTGTTACATTACTAAATTCTATTCCCATGCTGGAAGCGATTGGTGCTACATCAGACATATTAGCTGATAATTCGCCAAAGGTTGTTTTACCTTGCTTGACAGCTGTGAACATCAAGTCACTTGCTTCTGCTGCTGATATATTTTCTTCACCGTAAGTGTTAACTACAGAAGATAGTACATCTACTGAAGTCTTAAGATCGGTCACACCTGCTGTTGCTGCTTTTTGTGCTTCTTCCATAAAAGTAAATACATTGTCTTTTGGCACGCCTGCTGAAATAGCTTGATACAGTGCTGGAGCTGCTTCATCAGTTGCTACGCCCATTTCATTAGAAAAAGCTCGCAAATCATCGGACATTTGTTGTTGTGCTTCCTCACTTGCTTTAGGCATTAATGTAAATACTTCATTCATCTGCTTATCAAAGTTAGCAAACTCTTTCACACCTTTAGCTGCTGCTCCTGCTAATGCTGCACCTGCTGCTGCTGCACCTGCTGCCGCTGCTGTACCTATACCACCAAGCATTTTTGAAAACTTGCCAGTATCTTTTTTAGCTGATGACATATCTTTTTTAAATTTTCTTGTATCTAGTTCTAACGTTTCATATAACTCTGCTACTTTTACAGCCATGTTTCACCTACTTTCTATTAAGCTGTTTATAACATACTTAACAATTTGCCTTCTTCATCTTCTACTGGTTTTTCCCCATCAGCTCTGATTGATCTCGCAAGAGCAGAATCTGCTGATAACGACTTGAGCAAAATATTAAACTTCCTCCAAGTTAAATTATCAGCTTCATCTATTAAATCTATTCTATACTCTCGCAAAAAATCAGCTTCTATGAATCCCCATTTTTCTGCGATGGAGAAGGTTGAGCGTTTTTTGTATCATCCTGTCCATCATCTTTGCCATTATATTTATTCCACAGTTCTGTAATTAGCCATTCTGACTCTTCTACTGTCATTCCTTTTTCTGTCAACTTGTCAAATTGTTCCTTGCCTATCATAGCTTCAAGACTATTTTTTACTTGTTTAGCCGGTAAACTTTCTGTACCTTTTTCCTGCATTTCTATAATGTTAAGCACACTAGAAAGGGGTGGGGAAGGAAGTAACTCAATATCCTCCCCAAATGCTTTAATTACAATCCCTTCTTTTTTACGTTCTGCTCTATACGCATCAAAATCTATTGTTTTGCTCATAATCTATCCCTCCATTAATTTTATAACTTTAAAGCTGCAACTGTAACACTTGTTACTGCGTCATAATCTACGCTTACATTTCCATCGGCATCATTAAACCAATCCTGCGAAAATGGGCCAATTATCTTTTCATCACTCGCTGGTACTGTAACAGTTGGATTACTTAATGTAATATCTATACCACCTATTGTTATTGTCTTTTGTATATTAAGTGTTACATCGTGTGAAGATGCATCTCCATTCTTTACATATAATAATGTTTTACCATTGTTAACAAAACTATCACCTGCAACATCTGCTGCTGAAAATGAAGGTGTTAACCCTGCTAAATCAAACTCCTGTAATGTTAAATCCGCCATTTAATTAACCTCCTTTTATACGTTAGGGTCAGTATCTAATGAAGCACCTGTTCTCTCAAACTCAAAACCCCAACTGGAAGGGTCATTGTTTCCTCCACCAATATCTGCCAAATTAAATGTACCATTAAGCCATTTTTCTCTGCCAGAATTGTCGTGCACTATGTGTAATGTGCTTTGCGCTGCTGTCCCTACTGCGTCTGATAGAGTTTCAACTTCTGCCTGCCCTGCATCTTGAGTAGCTCCGTCATAATACTCATAACCTTCTGCTGAAATTGTTTTAGCCCGCTGTGTTGCTAAGTGTTCAGCCATTCCATTGCTATCAAAAGTTGTAGTGTCTGAACTTTCCTTCTCTGTTGAAATTGTCAGCGTGTTAATACCTTTTATCGGCACATAAGCTGTTCCGTCATATACTTCAATAGTATAATTTCTTGCTAATACTTTGTTTGTAGCTGCCATTTTAATTAATCACTCCTTATATTTTTTTAACTTCCATTTCAAAATTAACTGAAAATCTGTGTCTGTTATTGTCATCTGGCCCGATATATATTCCCTGTGGCTGTATAGCCTGACACTTAATAACATACCAGTTACCAGATGTAATCCACTTTTCTTCTCCTAAAACCCCAATTTCTGCTATAATTTCATCAACCAAACTTCTTGCAACTCTTGGGTCACGTGTTCCTCTAACAATAATTTGCATAGTAGGCTCAAAATAATCTGTTAACCACATATCACGTGGAAAGCCGCCTGTACCTTGCACCATTACAGCAATATCTGGTTCAGCTGGCATATTATCTTGAAATATGTTACCACTTATGCCAGTTTCGTCATAAATTATGTCTGTTATATTATTTGCCAGTCTTTGCATTACTTCATCCAGCATATTATCCCTTCTTCATTTCTTCTTTTATCCAACCTTCTATCTTTCCACTCATTGCTTTTGATGTAGTTTCAAGCCACTTGCTTTCTCTACCATTTCTGTAGTTTTTTGATACTTCGTGAGTTTCAACTGCATAAGGCGTGTTATATGAGATGTAGAATATCGGCTTTTTGCGAAAATCAAACTTGAAATTATTTTTTGGCCATTGACCATTTTTAGCTTGATTATACACAGTTTTTGGCATACCACTTAATCCATCTTGAGTTACAACACCACTTCTCTCAAGCGTTCCTGTATCGTGTGGTACTTTCTTATTAGCTTCTGTTAATATAGATTCTGCCGCACGCCAAGTAGCTCTACCTGCTTTTTCTAATTGTTCATCGACTACATCATCAAACCAGTTGAACTTTGCCATATAATCACCTACCTCAGCATTATTTCTACATTTGACAAGTTGCCAGTTAATGCGTTATCATATCTATTAACAGCAATAACTTCTGTTGTTTCACCTTTAACTTGCACTTCCGACTGCTTTTTAGGTTTAATATCAGCAGAAGTGTGCAATTGTGAAGGTGATGTAATTTCATTTCCTTCCTCATCAAAGGTTATTTTTTTCTTATGCACAAAATAGCAGTCTATGTCATAAGTGTCACCCCAGACTGGGCCATAAGCACCCTCGCCAAGATAAGGCTTAATTGTAGCTGTATGTGGTTGTGCTGATTTAGGTAACTTCATTGTAGACTCACACCTCTATACAGGTAACCTTCTAACATTAATAATTGTCTTGCTCTGGGTGCTAACTCTGGAGGCCCACCACTGGGACTCTGTCCCCTGTTAGCTGCTGAAAAAGGACCAATACTTATTTCAGAGAAGAATTGTTGAGTGTTAAACTCATCAAATTGACTCCACCATTCATATTGCCTTACAGTAGCCTTAGACGCTATTTCTCCAGCAGTTATCCTACCTAATGTGTAATAGTCTATCAAGTCACTTGCTCTCTCTAATAACCTATTAGCATCGTCTGGTAAGTCTGCTTCTAACACACCTAGATAATCAGCTAATTCTGTTATACTTGCGTATGCCATATTATCTCACCTTCTTAATTTCAGCTATTAACTCATCCTTTTTCAGCGAATAATAACCAGTCAACTCTTTTTCTTTTGCAATTTCTCTTAATTCATCAACTGTTTTATCTGCCAATTCTTCTTTCTCTTCAACTTCCTCTACAATTTCATATCCTTGCTGCTTGAATTTGGTGTCAAAGGCACGCTCTGACACGTGCCGTGTAACACCGCCTCTTCTAATTTTCATTAATTATCACCCTTATACTATAGCTGTAGCTTTTGTATGAGCATAGATTCCAACAGTCTTATTATCTGGAATAAAGATGTCGTGATATACTCTAGACTGCATTAACCATCCATCTGTGCTCTGGTTAGTATCTGGGTCAAATACTTTAAGTTGTCTTTGTTTCACAATTGGAAGCACAGCTGCATCGTGCACTAACAGGAAGTTAAGTTCATAATCTGTTCCACCAGTAGTTGCAGAATATCCAAAAGTAGTACTACCATCGTTGAGTGTAATTCCAGTATAAAATCTACCTTGTGGGACTTTGACTACTGGGATATTATCATAAGTATCAAATGTTCTGTCACCAATATCCATTACATCTCTTTGGAATAAGTCAGAGTTGCGAACATTAGAATACATTTGTGGTGTCATGAATAGACGCATACCTTCTTTGTTAACTTCGCTATCTTCAAGGTTAACAATAGCTGCATCAATAGCTTCTACTGTGTTTGTGTTATCCAAGTCGGCATTAACAACTGTCCCTGCTTTAGAAGCAATTTGAGCATATCTGTAAGCGTCTAACTCTGGCACAACTTTTTGTTTAGAAAATTGACTAGCAGTAAATGTAAATACGCTATCTAATGCTTCTAAATTATCCTGTCTATCAATTGTGAACTGAACACCTCTGTCTTGTGTCAATGTGTGAGTTTCCCAATTAAAGTTAACAGAACCTGTAGGATAACCTGTTGCTCTATCATAGTCACCTAATCCGTCTAATGCAATTTTTGGAAGCAATACTTCACCTGCATTTTGCCCATCTCTAACTAATTCCTGTGGAATACTTAATACATCGGAAGTTAATCCTCTTTTGTAAACCTCGTCTAAATAAGTTGTATATTTTTTTGCTAGTGCAATACTATTAGCCATTTAAAATCTCTCCTTTATAATTTTTAATTAAAATGTAAATTTATCAGCCATTCTCTTGGCCCAATCTTCGTTGCTATCATTACCTGTGTCATCATCGCCTGTGTTAAAATCTCCAGCTGTTTTAGTAGGTTTGTTTTCTTCTTTTTCAAAGAAATAGTCTTTTTCTTCCTTCATATTTGCAATTAAATCATCAACTCCAACTACATTACCTTCATCATCAACTTCTAAGCTATCGATGTCTGCGACTTGCACAAAATCATTCAACGCTTTCTTGTTAACATTTTCAGCTAATGCAGCTTCTTTAACCGCAAATTCTTTCTGTTTTCTAACTGACTTTTGACTAATCTCATCAATTTTGCTCTCATATTCTTTTTTTAATTCTTCCGGGTCTTCCATTTCAGCCAGCTTATCCTTTAACTTTTCTAATTCATTTTTATACTCATTCTTTTCTTCGATAACCTGCTGAAATCTGTCATATGGAATTGTGTTATCCACTTCTTTTTGTTGAGTTTTATCTTCCTTTTCTGTTTTATCGACTTCTTCAGCTGTCGCATTCTCAACATTTTCTTTTTGCTCTACTTTTTCTTTTTCATCAGTCATTATAATTCCTCCTTATATTTTACATCTCTAACGCGGATGAAACGTAATTTTTATCTAGCAGTTTTAATCTGTTCTCGTTCATATTTTCTGTACCTTCCTGTTTCTTCGATAAATTCTTTTTGTTTGTCCTGCCATTTTTTGCGATAATTTTTAGCCTTTCTAGCTTCATCTTTTGTCATAGCGCCTGCTTCTCTGCGTTTCCATTTTCTGATTTGTCGCTCGTTATAACGCTGCTGTTGTCTTTCCTGATAATTATCAGCACTATCAACAGGCTCAGGTTTAGTTGTTAACCCTTCTACCCAAAGCGTTGCGTTGTGAGTACAATTTGCGTGCCAAAGCCCGTCTGCTTCCGCTTCAGCCACAGAAGGATATTCTTCACTTCTGCCACTTATACTTAAAATTTCACCTTCCCACGGGTCGCATATCGGACAACTTTCAGCGTGTGCTGAAACAACTACCAAATCTTCACCATTCTGCTGAAATCTATTTAATGAGCCATCTATTCTTGCTCTAGCAGCTGTAGTTCTAGTTGCCATTTCCGCATAAGTTTTAAGATTCCAACTCCTGCCAGATTTATCAACAAATCCGCTAACTCCTCTGTTAGCAAACTCGTTCAGTACTCTCTGTGCACCCTCAACTCTTGTTCCGCTGCCAGTTAGGACAGTGTTAACTCCTCTGCTGACAGCTTGTCTATACACATCATCAGCCTGTCTAACCATTCGTAAGTGTGTACCCTGCAAATTACCTTTGAGTGCTTTTGTATAATTAGCAACTGTGGCTTCATCAATCTTGCCAAAATCAGTTGTTATTTCATTGATATTATATACTTTTCTCAATTCGGCTGTAGCATCTTTTGAACCTTGATTATATAATTCCTGTATAATAGGCTGTAATTCTTTTTCTGTGTAATTGTCCAGCTTAGCTTTAATCTGCTTTTCAATACCACTTCTCAGAGTTTGCAATTCTCTTAACTTTCTTAATTCCCATTGTTCAATGGTAAGTGATTTGTCTTTTTTGAGCCTATTGGCTATCCTCTGGATAATATCTCTTTCAGCTTGAGCATATACACGGCCTACTTCTAGTGTTAAGTCATCAATTTTAGCCATTTATACCACTCACTATTTTATTATAACCGCATTTTACACAAGCTATTACTATTTTATTTTCATATATATACCAATACCTTTTATTAGCTGGATGCTCACATTTTTCCCTTAACTTTTCCAACTCTTTTTCATATTCACAATTCCTCTTGTATTCTTCTTTTGTAATTTTCATATTATCACACCAAATCGTCTGGCTCATTGACTGCCATTCCATTTTCCTGCATTATGCGATTAACTTCATTCTCAACTTGCTTTTCATTCCATTCTGGATGTAGTTGCCTAACAGTAGTGTCAATACTCATTGCTTTAGCTTGTACTAATTTGTTAATACTATCAGCTTTCTGCATTGGATCAGTTTGCACACTATCCTGAATATTAACCTGTACTTTGTAATCACCATTATTGCTGCCAAACACATAATTGTCAACTTGTAGCATCCAATAGAACATATCCTCTAATGTTGAAGTCCAGTATTTAGCTTTTTTAGCAGATGTTTTAAATGATTTACTCTGCTGTTGTTTAATTTCGGTAGCCGTTGCATTGCTGGTCGAATCTCCTAATCCAAAACTTGCGGGAGAATAACCAGCTCCACTATATGCTTGCTTCATCAATTCCATTGCTGTATCATAATGCTGTTGTGCTCTAATATCAAATTGCACTGCAGTAACATCACCTTGTTCAGCGGCATCTGCTATCCCACCAACTTTTACAAAAACTTCTTTGTCAATATCATGATACAAGTTACCATCGTTGTCAGTTTCTAACATATATTCTGGCACAATAATTCTTCCTCTTGCTATGCGTAAATCTCTCACCCAATTAGTATATGTTGCATCAATAGCATCCATTAATCCAACTATGCCTTGTAAATCACTCTCACCTAGAGCAGAGCCACGCCATAGTCTATTAGGATGCTTATTAGGAACATACCAGGCAAGTATGCTGTCTAAACCATGCTCAATAACTTCTTCCATTCCTGCTGTACTCTCGTGACTCTCAAGTGATACCTTTTTCCCTAGCTTATTAGTTGTACCTTTATATAACTCATTGAATATAATGCCTTTTCTGCGTGTTTCAACTAGACGATAATATAGATTAGTGTCGGGGTGGTCAACAACTTTGAAAAATTTCACTTCTTGCAGAAATCCCCACTTAAACGTCCACATTGCATTATCAGGCTGTACCATTATTGGGATAGGAAAGTCTTTTACCTCTCTATCCCAGTCTAGCTTAACAAATACACCACCCATTGCAGAAGTAGTTTCTGCACCTTCTAATAGTCTGCTATACACATCGCCCTCGTCTATCATAGTATTAAGCCTATTTTGAGCATCCGTTGCATCACTTGGAGCTGTTTCCTCATGTGCTTCTGGTATTTTCACATCTGGCATTTCTGAAAATAAGAAGTCAGCTGAAGTAGAGGCAATATCACCTGCTATTGGAACGTGTAACATTGTTGCTCTATTGTTATAAATATCCTTCTCCCAAAACATTCCTTGCTTTTCTAAATTGTAATCATTGACAGTTTTCATCTCATAACTTTTTACGCCTAAGTAATAATCTAATAATTCTTCACTGCTTCCAGAGTACCACGCAGCATACTCCTGCATTTTATCGTGATATTTATTATATTTATCATCTATCCAATTTGCCATTTAATCACCACCTTTCTAATTGTGTATCATCCTCTTATATATTCTCGGTGTGCTGTTAACTACATATCTGATTAAGTCCATAATATGGTCGTTTTCCTTAATTGGTTTATCCTCGCCTCTATTGCTAGCTTTCTCATCCCAACGATATGAATGGAACTCCTCTTTAGCTTTCTCATTATGATTTAACACTACAAATTTGTTGAGTGTAATCAAGTTGCTAACTTTTTCTATACCTTCATTGACTGAATTATTAGCTTTAGCGATTCGCTTAAATGCTGGAAACTCGTGCCTGTGCTGATATAACTCAACTCGGAAACTTTTAGCACTGGGGTCAATAAATATCCACTTAGGATTGATATCATGCTTAGTTATAAAGTTTTGCAAGTCTTTTCTATATTGGCTGTTAGCCTTGTCAGTTCCCTCTCTACCGCTGTGATAGTAAGTGTTAAGTAAATACATCCTATTGTCACTCCCTATTCCTATATGCCCAAACGCTGTCGGATTAGCCGCACCATAATCAACGCCGATGAATTCTTGTACAATATCTACATTATTTGGTACTTTGTCAATTATATTATCATCATTGAAAGAAGGATAAACCAATCCCTCTGCAACTACCCATAATCCTCTAATATATCTATCATAATAAACACCAGAATACATACGCTTGTATCTGTCAATAATTTTTTGCGATAATGTTAAGTTATCAGCCATTGTAAAGTGTAAATGGTATATTCTTTTTTCTTCTTTCTTGTCAATCCACTCTTTCTTAAGAAAATGATAAGGTGAATCCGGATTACTATTAAACCAATGACGGCTTCCTTCTACTGAACATCTAGCAACCATCTCATTCACAAAGTTTTCAGGAAACAATTCTACCTGGTCCGCAAAACTTCCAGCAGCTGTTAATCCCTGTAATGTATCTTTGCTGCTAACATTATTAGCTCCATATAAATAGTAATAATTTGTGCCAATTTCAATGCGTGGCTCTTCGGTTGATCGAATGTGATTAAACTTCAAACCTTTAGCATTTAATATTTTCTTCATAGGATTGAGCACATTTTTTGTTAAAGCTCCCATTGACTTACCTGCTATGATAAAGTTTTGATTATCAAAGTTAGCAATGGACCAGTCAATAAATCCGCAAATCATCGCAACTGTCTTACCTGCTCTAATACTACCATCAGCTATTACTATATCCTTATCAGAATGCGGTGAATTATTCATCCACCAACTAAGTAGCTTAACCTGCTTATCTGAAAAAGGTTGAAACTTAAATTGTGCTTTGTTATTCCTCATATTTTAGCCTACTTTTTTCTTTTAATTACATCTCTTATAGAATTTAAATTTGTTGCCTCTAATTTAGCTTCATACCATTCATCAGTTTCATAATATTTAATAACAGTTTGTTTAACATCACCAATTTCAGTTATAATTTCTTTTTTGACTAATTTAATCTTCATCATCCTCCCATACTTCCTCACTTCTACCTCTAATCGCATCGATGTAAACATCTACATCTACACTATCTGGAGCTTCATCATTCTCAACTTGATATTTTAGCTTAAGTAATTGAGTCTTCTTACCTTGCACTCTAGTTAAAGCCTCTTCAATATTAGAAGTGTTTTCAGCTTCAACAGATTGATTAATCCTCTGCATCATTCGCCTAATTCTAATCTCAATCAACTTAATATCATCATCAATTAAATCTATAACTTCATGCTTAACTTTAGGTAATAGTTGTTGTTCTTCATCTGTTAAAGTATCCATCCATATAGTTTCATATTCGCCTGTGGAAACAGCGTTTTTATTTTGCTTCATATTTTCTGGTTTCGGCCCAGTTGATTTGCCACCGTGATATTTACATCTACCTTCGCCTAAGTGAGAAGTTCCATATCCGGCAACTAACTTACATTCTTCACCTGTGCTTTTAGCTTTAGCACCACAAATCTTTCTATGAGCTTTGTTTCCCATATCACCACCTCAATTCTAAACTTTTATTAAATAAATTATATCTAATTCAGCAACATAACTATCTATTTTGTATTTGCAATCTTCTTTTAAACTATTAAATCCACCATCATTTCTAATAAAAACTTGGCTGCTGGAAGGTTTATCATCTAAAATTTCTTTTTTTGTGTATAATTCCATATCGCCACCTCTTTTCTAAAAAATTATCGCATTAAAATTATAATTAAATATAAATTCCAAGCAGAAGTACTTATTATCGGAATAATCCCTAAAATTTTAAGTAACCAATTATAATGATACCAGTTTTCTTTTAAATCAATTATTGTTTTTATCATTAAAGAATTGTTAATTACAAGTAATGATATTAACATAAGTAACAATAAATAATACATTCTATCCCTCCTATTATCGCATAGAATATTAACTATAAATTTAAAAATATCCAATAAAATAATACAATATCTGATACTGCAACCAACCATATTATACACAATCCCACTAATTTTATACTAAAATCAACACTTTTAAAATCCTTTAAAACTAAATATAATAAATGATTAGCTAAAATAAATATCATCAAATATATAGAATTAATAATCATATTAATTAAATTTTCCATTTTATCCCTCCTGTTTATTTATACAATTCTCCACTACATTTTCCGCAATAAATTTTCCCACTTCTGTTATCATTTCCACAATCTCGGCAAATCATTGTACCATCTCCTTATATTAATTATTTATAATTTTTATCTTTATTCAGCCTAATGGCTTTAGCTATCTTTTCACCATTAATAGTTACTGAAATATTTAAATCTTTTTATTCTTGTTTTGCTTTGTATTTCCCAGCAAATTCAGCTATAATTTCAACTACATTTTCTTTTTCTCTAAAAGCTATAATTTGATATAAATATTTATTGCTTATATTTACCGCTTCACCAAGATTATAATTGCCTTTATCAGTATAAATTTTAATTTTATTCGGGCAATTAACATAATCTAAATTTGCAATATCATCTCTAATTATTTTTTGCATCTAATTCACCTCACTATAATGTGCCAATCCTAAATCAACTATCTGATGCTTGATTATGTTGCTATGGCAAATCTGCATAATAATCAGCTTCTTCAAATTGTTGCACACCACTTTTGTAATTTAAATATTCTTCTATTGTGTCAAGTGTCATCATTTTATTAAACTTTAAATGGAACTTGTTATCTGGGTTATCTCCCATCATAAATTTATGGTTAGTTGCATTATTAATGGATTTTTTAATATCATTTAATGTGAAATACTTAAACAACTTCTTAATTTTATACTTCCTTTTATCAGTCAACACTTGTGGATTATAGTCAGCATCTTTAACTACCTGCTTGTAATGTTCCCAAACTTCTTCAACATCTCCTATATTATCTTTGTTGTTAGTCTTTGTAGTAATCTCTGTTAAAGAATTGTGATATTTACTGTTTCCATTTGTGCTATTTATATTTTCCTTTTGTGTTATATCATCTTTCCCGTCATTTCGCTTATCTTCTAAAAACTCAATAAATTCTTCAACAAACTTATCTTGATTTAATTTGTAATGGATAGTGGGCGAACCATTAGCTTTTTTTAATTTAGTTTTAATTAAACCTCTATCTTCTAAATTATTTTTAGCTTTTCTAGCATAATATTTAGGAATTCCCAACTCTTCTTCCCACTCTTTATAAGTTTTATAAATATAACCATCTTTCCGCTTTTCTCTGCCAGTCCAATAAACTAATTGAGATAACATTATTCCAGTTGACGGATCACCAGCAAATTTCATAAATTCTTTGGGAACAGCTAAAACATTATCGTTACCAGTTAAATTATGAATTAAATTAAACATTTGATTTTGGAAGTCGCTACGCATCTATATCATCATCCTCAATGGATTTGATATACTCAACATCTTCTGGTTCTAACTCAAACCACTCACCTTTTATTCTTTTATCAGAAAATCTTTCATGTAATTCTTTTTCTAAATCATAAATGTTAAAACTTTTAATTAAATTTATTGTCTTTAATTCAAAAGGCATCTTTGGTGAAATTTCATTATATCTTCTTTTAAAATTGTTGCTAACTCCTATTTTATATTGTTTTTTATCTTTAATTTTCAATAAATAAACTACACCTGGTTTGAGGTTGTTTTTGTTGTTTTCATTTAAGTTGGCTAATTTAGCCTCCCATTCTAACTTTTCTCTTTCTATTTTTGCCTCTTTATATTTTTCGTTCGGGTTATCTACATTATCTAAAAAATATTTAGTTGGGTCAACAAAAACTTTTTTAACAACAGGGAAATTTTCATAAATTGTACTTAAAATTAACTCCCAAGTGTATGGTGGTTTTCTGTCTGGAAAATCAAAATAATATTTCATATCAGGGTCTCCATTGGAGAATGAAAATTTAGCTAATATTTCTGGGTCGTTATAAATTGTAATAGCTTGTCCCATAATTCTAGAAGCATTCAAATAATCAGCCAATGAGTAGTTTGGAATTCCATTTTCTTCTACAAAATCACTCCACCATTTAAAATCTTCTTCACTAAAACAAGAATCACCTTCATATCCAGTTATTCCTTCAGCCATATAAGTTGTATAACCCATACCTAAACTATCAATAACATCTTTACAATTATACATTTAACAACATCCCTTTTATTATTCCTCTTATTATTAGAGGCAGGAAGTTGGAAGAGGAATGTTTGCAACCAACAATTCGGGAGCTACCCTATCCTGCCAATATGTACTAACTTTAACCTTACACTATAATTATACCACCCAACCAACAATAAGTCAAGGGTATTTTGAAAACTTTTTAAATTAATTTTGGAGGTGGCAACCAGAATTGAACTGGTATCCCTAGATTACAAAACTAGTATTCTACCTTTAAACTATGCCACCATATAGCTGATAGTTTTACTTCCGTCAGCTGCAGAAGATAACGGATAAAGACACCCGGCAGATACTGAGTGCTACCTTTTATCCTCCCACTTAATCTATTAAGCAACACCATCTGCCATAGCATTGCACAAGTGGTAACATATATATTATAAGTTCCTTATTACAATATACAAATTGCTATTTATCTCTTGCAGCTTTACAAATTCTTTTTTATTTAATTTTCTCAATGTATAATTGATAGCATTTGTTGTCGTTAACATATTTCCATTCTCATCTTCATAATTAATTGGAACAAATTCTATTTCTTCACAAATCATCTAATCCCCAACTTCTTATCAAGCAATAATTGGTCAATTTCTTCTACTTTTATATCCTTATCTAACATTTCAGCATATAATATCTCATCAGACTGCCCACTGCTTAAAAAGCCGTCATATTGGATAAATACGCAAGTATCAGCTCTATCTATCATGTGATAGCACTCATTCGTTATAGCCTCTCTCATATCGTCTGTATCAAAGTATGAGAAGCTGTGTAAAGGTGATAAGATTAATGCTTCTGGATTAGCTTCTCTAATCTCTTTGGCTATAAAATCAACTCTCAACTTATTAATTTTTGGATCATCAGCAAAAGGATGAGATAAGAAAATTAATTCATAACCTCTCATTTCTTTTTTAATGTCATCATAATCTATCATTTCCAACATTGTATCATTATTAATATCTAGATCATCATTTTGATGAATATCATCTAGGTTTTTCATTTTCCTTGATTGCAGCTCTGGCATTTCTAAAATTTCTTCTACTTTTAAACATTCTCCATTGCAATGGTCACACATTTTAATCTCCCCTTATAATAATTACAAATTATTTATTTTATTTTCAATTTCCTTTTTAGTTTTTTTGTCAAACTTTTCGGATTGACCACAATTAGTGCAATTTAAATGCTCAACAAATCCATTTTCTAAGTCAATTTTATCATAAAAATTATAAGATTCAATGCCACAGACCTTACATTTGTAAGCTGCCTTAACAACCGTTTCAATATGCCTGATTTTAATCTTTTCCACTTCATCATCCCCTAATAGTTTTCTACTTTATATTCTCTGCTAGAGTTATAATCATATTTACCATTTTTGAAGTTAACTATTCCATAACCATACTCCCACTTGTTACCCTTAGCATCTTTATTTCTAAACTCTACATCTTTATCTTCTATACAGCCAAACTCATAGCCATATCTGCCAAATGCTTCAGCATTACCCAGCCTGTGAGTGTGTCCTATGCCAACAGCTTCAAAGTTAGCAAACTCTTTCTCGTGTCTGCGTTTAATTAGATGCTTAATAACATTCTCGACCGATCTCATAGTTACTTTGGAATATCTGGAAGGATGAGCAAATACAAAATCTCCTAGCTGCATAAACCAATGATTAACATATTCTACATTATCAAAGTATCTAACTATTTCAGTAAGCGGTTTGTGCTTCTCCATTAAGAATCCGTTAAATCCAGTTACAATTTTATTCTTAAAGTATCTAGTCAATCTGTATTCGTGATTTCCGTTAATGATGTAAATTTTTTCAAATATACTTGCTAACTTATTCATTATCTTATATCCCATTTTATATTCATCACTCACATCAATATTTTTAGATTGACCGTAGAATGAAATGGAATCATAATCTAAATAATCGCCAGCAATAACTAATATATCTGCATCTTGATGCTGGTGGATAATTGCTTCTAATACATTAACATTAGTCTTAGGAATGTGCAAGTCATTGATAACCAACACTTTAACATCTTTGTTGCCATATTCCTCTTTAAATTGGCTCATAACCTGCTTAATATGTTCTTTTTCCTCTTTATAAGTAGAGTCTAAGTCCTCATCATATAAGTCTGCAAATATACCCTTGCCTCGCTTGTTAGGAATATAATCTATAATTGGACTTCTTCTAATTCTATTTCTAGTGGAATCCAAAGTAAATTCTTTAACTTCACCATATTCTTTATTTAAGACTTCATTAATCGCTGAATAATTATTGCCATACTTATCATATAAATCTGCTAATTTCTTTTCTATTTTAGGATGGTCATCCCATCTAAACATATTTACCCCTCTCTATAAAACTGTGCCTATAATCTGCCAACTGTCATTAACTTTTGTATAAATGTGAATTGCACCATAACTCTCAATTTGTTCAATTTTGAGCCAACCCCGGCGATAACCCTCTAGATGCTGTGGAAAGTTTTTCTTAATATATTGAATAACATTATAATCATCTCGTTGATAATCATACATATTGTAGACTCCTTTGAAGTGTATTATTGGTACTCCCCGTGGGATTCGAACCCACACTTTACTGGGCTTAAACCAGTTATCTCTGCCGTTGGATTAGAGGAGTATGGTGGAGGTGGTTGGAATCGAACCAACGCAATGGCCATCCCGGCTGACGGATTTACAGTCCGTTGCTTTTCCTACTTAGCTACACCTCCATAATGGTACCCGCTGTGAGATTCGAACTCACACTAAATTGCTTCTAAGGCAATTAACTCTGCCGATTGGTATAAGCGGGTATTGTTAGCAGGAGCGATCAATTTACCACTCCTGCTGAAAGGGGGATAAAACGAAAAGCTCTTTACATAGCTATTCACTCTATACCTACATTATATCATACTTTGCTAATTTAAGTGAAATATATTGCATATTTGTTGCATTAATCATATAATATTTCATCAACTCCAAATTCATCAACTAAATAAATATTTCCGCTTGCAACTGACTTTGCTAAATAAAACATTGCTTCATCATTCTCACTATACTCCTTTCCACAAACTACATGCTCAATACCGTCTACGCTAATGAAATTATCCCCAACTTCTAACTCATCTTTCTTTTTAAGTGGCGATAAACTTTTTTCACTTACTATACAATTAAAATATTCTTCATCATATAAATATTGACCTTCAATAGCATAATTTAATTTTCCTTTATTTTTACTTATTCCAAAAATTTTAACTTTGTATTTGTTTCCAAGTACATTTTCAAATAAAACCTCATCGCCGACTTCAAATTTATTAGCCGGTTCAAAATCTTTTGGTCGCCAACCATATTCTATTCCTTCTAACAAAATACAACCACTTTTTATTATTTTCTTAATAGTAAATATTTCTCCTTTTTTTATTGGAGAGCCAAATATTTCTGTTCCATCTGGCATATTTGTGTTAAGTCTAACTTTCATTCCAACTTCACAATCTTCAATTTTCATTTTTTACCCCTCCATCATATTAAATAATTTTGATAATTTTTCAAAGCAATTGCTTTTCACATCAAAATACTTTCTTTGTTGATACCTAAAACTATCATCGCCCCACACTTCTTCATCTGGCACACTTCCTGGTGTCCACTTCCTCAAATAAGGTTCTAACTCTAAATTATACAACTGTGTGATAATAAACAACTCATCATCATTAAGTGTTATTAACATCTTATCAACAGTATCCACAAAGTTTTTCTTCTGCTGCAAGTTGACTTCTTTATCTTTGAAAATATCATCAAACTTTTCATAAATTGTAATGTAATCGCAATAATTAATATATTGCTTTAATACTTTATCGACCAATTCCTTATCCATCATTTTCACCTTCAATCTTGCTATATAAATAATGATGTAAATCATAGAATTTAGCTGCTAAATAAATTATTGGAGAAAGCAAACTAAAAACTATAAAAATAAATACATCTTGAAAAATAGATAACCATTCTTCTTTTATTGATTGAAATAATTCTGGTGTCATAAGCACTAACGAAATTCCAAAAAATAAATATACCAACATAAAAACACCCATCATAATCCCTTCTTCCACATTTTTTCGCACAACTTTATGTTCTCTATCGGATCAAGTCTTTCCTCACACTTCTCGCAGTCTAAACTATCAACTCTATCATCCTTAACATTGCACCACTCCACCTGATACTTATAGTGAATATTAGCACACCTTTTGTGGCTTGTAATTGATTTGTGGAAGTGGCACAAACCTTTATTAGTAGTGAGGTTTGTACAACTATCAGCTGTGCATTCTGTATAATTATTCATAGATTATTTCTTCAATGTCTTCTGGAAACATTGTTTGTATAAGACCTTTACTCCCAGTATCATTTATTTTGCAAATATATTTCTTTTTATTATAAAAATCATCATAAGCAACAAATATTATTCTAAACTCATAAAATTTATTTCTAAATTTATCCCCAACTTCTAACTGATCTTTCTTTTTAAGAGGCAATAAATCATGTTCAGCAACTATTTTATTCACTCTTTTCTTTTTACCATAAGGCCCTTCATGGATGTAGCTAATAGCATATTCTTTTTTAAATTTATCCCTTTTTGGTGCAATTCCAAATATTACAGCTTTTTCTCTTGATTTAATAGTTTCACTGTCAAATGATTTATATATAACTTCATCATCAATATTGAATCTGTCAGAGGCACTAAAATTACTTGGGTCAAATTGTTTTCTCCAAACCACAATATAATTGTCTTTTTTATTAATTTCTTCTATAGTACCTTTATCACCTTCTTCAATATCTAAATACATATCAGTATAATTATGCTTAACTGTTTGACCTACATAGCAATCTTCTATTTTCATTATTTATCCTCCTTAATTTTAATATCAGAAGCTATATCCCAAGCTGATAATCCACCTATAATAAATAGCAACTCTCTAAACACATCATAACTGAATAAATTCCACACTCCATAACTAAATAATCCTATACCTGTTAAAAAGAATAACCAAAATAGTAATATGTTAAATATCTGCTTTACTTTCATGCTTATCCTCCTTAGCTGCATAAGCTATAATTGAATAACCAGCAATATCTTTGTTAGGGTCTTCATCCATCAAATCACCTTTAGGATTGCTAAATATCCTCGCTTGCTTATCTATTACCCTTGCCTGCCTTGCTATAACATCAATCATTTCTTCTGGTATAGTGTATGTTCCATCGTCATTGCTGTAAGGCTCTAAAAACACCTTTAATATGCGTTTTGTGTTGTTTATGCTATTTCCATATGCTTGATTTTTGCGGTCCACTAAAGCACCTATTCGCTGACCGATAGTTTCATATTTGATGTGGTTATTCATTTCTATATTCCTCCAATTTAGCTTTTAGTTCTCCGATTAATTTATCAGCTTCTTCAATGTTTTTTTGGCCTTCAATTGTTGGATTAAGACTTTTGATTATTCCAAAAACACCTTGTAATAATAATATCCACACTTTGAGTTTAAGTTTTGTCATTAAAATCAACTCTATCGTTTAAATATTCTAATATTTTATTTTCCATTAATCTTTCGTCATAACAACTAATTGTATCATCTAACACGACTTCTTCCACAAATAATTGTATAGCAAAATATAATTTATTTTTATTGACTTTAACACATCTTTCAGCTAATATTTTAGATACTTCTTCATTTCTCATTATCTTCCCTCCAATGATGTAAACAAGTATAAGCTATTGCTATTGCATCGGCTTCATCTTTTTGCACATCCTCAATACCATACTTGCTGCACACTAATTTGTTAATATCATCTTTGCTGGCCCTACCATCACCCGTAAATACTTTCTTAATATGTGCAGGTGTATAACCTCCTACTTCAATTTTACCATTCATTAACATTATTGCTCTGTATATTCCCAAAAAATTAGATGTACTTCTCAAAGTTTTTCTATTCGGACCATAAGGTTTTTCAAATCCAAAGTAATCAAAATCCTTTTCACGTAACTCATCAAAAAAATTGATAACATTTAAATCCCTATCTGTGCCAGTTTTCTTAAATGTAAAATTACCACTCTCTATTAACTCATCATTTTCTGATATTATTGCCCATCCACAATGATTTGAGCGTGTGATACCGGGGTCAATTGCTAGTATATTCAGAAGCTTTTTCCTCCCATCTTAATTTAATTATTCCTTTATATTTTTTATTTTTATTTAACTTATTCTTAACTTTAATTGACTGCCTGCCGACTTTTGAAGCTGTCTGTATAATCATATAATTAAGTGTGAATACTTCTTTTGCTAATTCTTCTTCACCATCATTCATTAATTCATCTGCCAGCTTACTAAGTCTATTAACCTCCTCTTTATCAAAGAAATAATATACATTATCAGCTTTAAATTTCATATAACCACCCCTTATAATTGAGAAGCAAGGCAATGTCTAACTGCTAGCCTCACAGTACCTCAACTTCTCAGTCGGCTAAAAATATAATAAAAGTTAATTGTTGGCACTTATTCTAATGTCGGTGTTTAATCTAATTAGAAACTATCATCGAAATCATCAAAGCCATCAACTACATCATTTGAGTTTTGTTGAGTATTATTTGGCTTCTGTGAAAAGTTAACTACTTTATCGGCGTTGATTTTCAGCTTGCTTCTTTTCTCGCCGTCACCATTTTCCCATCTATCCTGTCTTAATTCACCTTTAACCAATACTAAATCACCTTTTTTAGCATCCTTGTTATATTCAGCTTGCTTGTAATTACCTCTATCCCAAATAGTTACATCAATGAAATCTGTTTCATCACCATAACTTCTATTAACTGCCACTGTAACATTAGCAACACCACTTCCATTATTAGCATATCTCATTTCTGCATCTCTAACAAGATGACCTAAAATAAATACTTTGTTCATATTTGGCATTTTACCCCTCCATTTTTTTACTAATCTTATTTCCAAATTTAGTATTTTTGCAAATAACTATCTCACTGGACAACTTCCACCGCTTTCACAACTGCTTCCAACATCTCTTTCATCAACACTTAGCTTAATATCAACTTCTTCTTCAAGATTAGCATCACAATGCAAACAATAACCTCTGTGATTAGATGTTAACTTACCACATTTAGGGCAGTTAACCATTTCAATTTCTTTGGACATATTCCACCTCCTTACTAATATTATTTTCATTTTTAGTATATTTGAAAATAACTATAAATCACGCCCCATATTATTTTCCCAAGCTGAGTCTAAAATTTTCTGCATTTCTATTACATCTTTTTTAATTTCAATTAACAATTCCCTTTCTTCTGCATTTGGATGTTTTCCTAATAATTCGTCTATTTTACCTAACGTGTCATATTTTTCTGGTAAACTCATATGTTTTCCTCCCTCTCTGCCCTCTTATCTACCCACATAAAACACATTTCATGCATACCGTCAATTTCTTTTTCATCAGGCTTAATTTCTTGCTTACACTTTTTACATATTTTCATAGCTTCCTCCTTTTCTATTTAATTTTATATTTATCTAAAAAATCAAATATTATAAAACCCGCTTGGATTATAAAAACTATTGCATATATTGAAGTTATTGTCATAATTCCGCCAAATAATAAATCGAACGCCCACTCGTCTAACTTATGTGCATACTTGTTAAAAAATATCCATAAAACAATTAAGCTAATAGTTAGTGAAATCATATTATAACCCCTTTCTAATTTTAAGCAACCATTCAGCAGGTTTGTCAGTTAACTTTTCCATTGTGTCAAAAAACTTAATTATAATTTTAGGTAGATTTTTAGGATACTTTTTATTTTTAATAGCTGCGTATTGGTCTGGATGATCAACTTTTAATTCTTCTTCAATGGAAACTTTAAGCAATTTAATCGCCCCCCTAATTATCTGACATCATTTTTAATTCGCATTGGCCTTCAGCAGTCTTTTCTTTGCGCCCTCCATTTATCCACCATTCCATTACTTCTTCACCGGTTTTCCATTGTGTTTCTTTACCTCTGCGATTTCTTTCTTCTAACATTCTCTCAAATGTTCTAATATAATTTTGATAAAACTTAGGGTATTTGTGTGCTTCAAATTTCATTTGTCGCTTATTGGCAAGCGGGCACATTATACAACCTAATCTATCAAATCCTTCATCATATAATTTACAGTAGTTTAAGTTTTGTTCTTCAATGAAATCCCAAACATCTTTATCCGACCAGTTGATAATCGGGTTAAGATAAAACTTATCACTTTTTCTAGTATCTTGCTCAAAAACACACCTATTTGCTCTATTATTACTTTCGGCTCGTCTGACGCCTGTGACAACTATTTTTCTACCATTGCCGCCTTGTTCTTTTAGCACATCACAACAATATCTAACCATTCTAGTAGGAGGCATTAATTTTCTAGGTATAAGTTCCCACATGGTTTCTTCTGGATGGTGCATTTCTACATCTGGATGTTCATTTCTAATATAATTAACTAACTCTGGAGGATCAACAGTAGTCATATTATAATGAGCATCATATTTAACCTCTGCCATATCGGCAAGCGTTTTTATAACAAGACTATCCTTCCCACCACTAAAAGCTAAATAATAACCTTCATCTATTTGGTGCATTTGCAAAGCAATTACTGATTGTTTAACTTTATCCTCAAATTCCATTCCATCTTCACCAATTTTAGCTCTTTGTAACATTTTAATTCACTTCCCAAGCATCTAATACTTCTTTATTAGAATGATCAAGCTCAAATTTATTTATTCCTTTTTCAAAACTTTCAGCTTTAATTGAAGATTGTCCTTGATATTTACTTTCTTTATCAACATAATAAATTAATATTTCTTTCATTTTCATCACCTCTTACTTAATATTATACAGCACATATTCCAAAAAGTCAAGCTATTTTAATAATTATTTTCTTAAAATTTCAATTTTATTTTTCATTCCCATATCCAGCTCATAACCATCCTCCCAACGAACAATATCTTTGTAGAAATACATCTTGCAGACACCTGTCCCCGATGTTCTTCCTTTCTCCTGTATCATCTCGCCTAATACTCTATTCCCTCTAGTTTTGTTCTGTTTTTCAATAGACTTTTCTTCTAAATAATCCGGTCTGTGCAACAACCATATTTCATCAGCTGTTTCCTCAATTTCACCGCCACCTCTCATATCGCTCATTTGTGGTCGCTTGCCTTCTTTGTGATTACTTCTTGTCAACTGCGAAACTAGAATAATCGGCACATTAAGCTGTAATGCAAGACTTCTAAGGCTTCGACATATACCACCTATTTCTCGCACCATATTAGCTCTCTTGTCATATCCTATATTTTGCAGATAATCTACAACTATCACATCGAGTTGGCCCATATCCTTGTTAATTTTTCTGCAAACAGCTGCGATGTCATCAACATTCATATTTCTTTTTTCGCTGATGAATAAGTTTTTCTCATACTTATCTAATATATTATAAGCATTAGCAATAGCATTTTGTTGAACCTCTGATAACTTTTGAGCCTTGTCATAATCATTAGCAGGCACACAACTTTCGCTAACTATTAAGCGATCAACCACTTCTTTTGCGTCCATTTCAAGCGATATCATAGCTGCTTTGCCACCATTGAATAATATATTTCTCATCACCTTAATCGCAAAAGCTGTCTTACCTACCGACGAGTTAGCTCCTAATACCGTAAGGTGTTTTCGCTTAAGTCCGCCCCACTTGTTGTCTATCTGATACAATCCAGTCTTAACGCTATCATCACCTTCACCTTCTAATCGCTCCACATAGTTGCCATACGCCTTGATTAGAGCATCGCCAAGCAGGTAGTTAGTTTCGTCATTATCCAGCTCTGAAGTAACTTTAAATATCATTTCTTGCGATTTGTGTAGATACTCGTCAATATCTAAATCTTTCTTTTTTGCTAAGTTATAAATATCTTTGCTGACGCTTTTTAGATTGTGTCTAATATAATTTTTGTGCAGCAAATCTAAACTATCATCAAACTCGTGAAATAAGTCTTTTTCTGGCAGTTCGTCAGCAGCAACTTCTACTTCAGTCGCTAGCTTAACTATGCTTAACTGTTCGTTATTATTCCTTTTTTTAACTATCCAATTATATATTTTCTTCATCTTATTATCAGTAAAATAATTAGGTTTACATTTTTGTATTAAATCATCAGCTAACTCTGGATCGGCAAGTGTTGCAGCTATCACATTTTTTTCTAACTCAATTTGGTTCAAACTTATTCCCCCTCATAATATTCGCACTCATCTAGATTATAATCAAATCTGCATCTACCTACACTACATATTCTACAAAATTCATCTCTAACATTTTTAGGTTCTTCACCGGTGAATTTTGACCTGTATTCTGTAAATGTTCCAAACTCTTTTTTGAAAAAATATAGTGATGGATATTCTATCATTTTTTCTTTAGCAAAATAAACTATACCTTTATAATCTAATATCCCATTTTTAATACACTTTAAAGTTACATAATTTATCTCATCAATATCAAATTTATCATGAAAATTGGTTGATTGTTTTTTAAGTTTATCTTCTCCAAAAACTTCAATTATCATATTATTCCAACTATCATATACTTTGTAGATAGTATGCAGGCTTGGATATTTATCATTATGTGCTGAAAAATCTTGAAATTTTACACTTGAAAAACTATTCATTTCCTTTTTAGCTTTTATAATGACTTTTGGAATATTATCCTTATTCCATTGCAAGTTATCACCTCCTTTCTAAGTATAGCATAAATTATTTATTTTGTCTAATTGTAAATTCTAATGCTTCTTTAGCGATTAAGTTATAATTATCAGTTATAAATTTATTAATAACTTCTTCATCAACGCCACAATCTTTCAACTTATTAGCCGTTCTTATAATATCTAATTTATAATCATCCCACCACTTATAAAACTCAACATGTACTTCTGGTAATTCCATTTTTATATCCCCCTTTAATTTTCAACTGGATTAATAACTTTATCATTATCAATAATAAATGGCTCACCCTGCTTATAATTGCTATATGTGCCGTGTATTACAAAACCCGCCATATAATTAGCGCCTTTACTTGCATCACTCTGACATATCTTTTTGGCCTTCTCCAGTGATATATTCTCATTACATAATCGCTTTGAACCTCTAGCACCACGTTTGCTGAAAATAAATACATCATAAGTCTGCTGATTAAGGTATTTATTAATTATTTGCTTATCAAAGTTTCCCCTAACATTTGCAATATCTATTTCATCATCAATGTTAATGTAATTATTATCAATTGCCCATTTAATCAAAAATCTATCTGGATCATTATAAGTTTCGGCTTCTTTGAGATAAGTTTCAACTTTAACTTTCGCTAACATTTAATCACTCTTTTCCTCAAATTTAATCCAATTAGCATATTTATTTTCAATGTAACCTACATTTGTTTCATTTAATATTTCACCTTCATCATTAATTTGCTGCAAAACTATGTGTTTGAGAGTGGCTGATGGAGTTTCATGATTTTTAAGTTTTAATTTAAATTTCATGCTATATCAACTCTTTTTTAATTCTATTTTCAATAATTTTTTCTGCTTCTGCAAATGATAATTCGTTCATCGATAATTTTATTTTGCCTTTAATTTTTCCATAGTTCCCTAATGCAATATATTCTACATTATACTCGTTAACCATCAAATCATACTTTTCAACAGAGCTAACATCAATTATGTCAGCTTCTACACTTTTAATTAATACTTTCATTTTATTCCTCCCTCAAATCTGCATAATAGTCTATTTCTTCTTCGGGCTGGTTAAGTGTGTAACCTTTATCTTCTTTCATTCTAGTTTCCAACTTAACTGCCTGTTTCCGCAACTTACTTGCTGATAATATATTCTTATACCAGAAATCATCCTCCTGACACCAATCAATTATCTCCTTAATTTCATCCCAACTATATCCACTATCCCCACCAACTGTGCCTAATCTATGAAGACGGTCCATTGCTAACGACCAACTTTGCATAGCTTTTGCAGAATCTTTAGGAACGGGCTGGTTAGGTATGTTAGACTTAATTTTCTTTTTGAGATACATTGCTAACTGATAAGGTTTGCTGTTTTTATCAAATTTAACTTTATCGTTCTGACTTTTAGAGTCGGAACAAGAAGTATTACTTTGTTTATTAGTTCTTTGTTCAATGTGTTCTTTATTTATATCCCCCTTTTCCACCTTTGGATTATCCACACTTGGTTTTTCTAAGTCTGGATTTTCTAACTGTGGAGTTTCATAAACTTCATACTCATGAACAAACTTTCCTTCATCATTTTTATACTTTCTATAAACTATATAACCAGCTTCTTTTAATTCTTTAATGCCGCTTCTAAGTGATGTTATACCATCGCTGGCGTGTCTTTTGATCTCGCTAGTCTTAACCTCCCAGTCTGGTGGCAATGATAATAAATAGACAAGTATTCCTCTAGCTTTCCAACTAAGACCATCGTCTTGCAATGTATTATTATCTAATACTGTAAAATTATCTTCTTTTTTGTTGCGATATACGCCCATTAAATCACTTCCTCATGTTCAGCTTCATTTTTAATATAATTTACATCATTTTTATCTAATCTAAACCACTCACCATTAACTCTTTTATTTTCGAATTTATTATGAAGAAATTTTTCTAACTTATAAATAGCTTTGTGTTTTATTTTATTTTCAACAGTTATATTAAATGGAAGTTTTGGAGTTAATTGATTAAGCCTTTTATCCATATTAGTGGTAACTCCGATTTTATAAATATTATCTTCTTTAGATTTCAACAAATAAACTATTCCCTCTTTATATTTTGTTTTATTTTTATTTCTATTGACAGCGTCTTCATATGTTTTATTGACAAACTCTCTAGCTTCATTATTTTCGTTTTTAATATAATCTTCATCAGCTAATTCTAAATATTTCTGCATTTCTTTAATCATTTCTTTTACCTCTGTTTTTGGTGGCATCTCTAAACCACCATTGATAAATACTTTAACTTTTTCACCTTCGATTGAAATTTCTTTAACCATAAACGGCATATGCTCTCTAAAATATTTCACACTTATCACTCCATTTTTTAATATTTTATTTCTTCTAAATATTCGTCTAGATCGTCTTCTTTAATTCTAAATCCTTTACCAACTTTGTAAGCATCAATCTTTCTTTCTCTAATGTATCTTCTAACTGTATCTGGATGCAAATCTAATATTTTTGCAACTTCCTCAACTTTATAAAACATCTCTTTCCCTCCCCTCTACTTTATATTATATCATATAATCTTATATTATCAAGTGATAAGTGCATGAATAATGCAATTTATTTTAATAGTTTTCTATCCAACTCATTACAACACTTTCTAACCAACTTTTTAATCTGCTTGTAATCCTCTCTACCACCCTTAAAATCCTTAGCTAACTCTATACATTTATCCTCTAATTCATCTGGATATTCAAAGTAAAACTTTAACTCTCTTTGCTGTTGTCTATTTAAGTTATCTAATAGCCTCTTAATAGCCTTTTTAGCTTTCAGTAGGTGTTTATACCTTCTTTCAGCATGAAGGCGTAAATCAGCTATTTGTATGGCTCTAGCACCTACTGCGTCATAGTTGCTGTTCTGCTGTACATAAATCTTATCATAGTCAATACCTTTCATAATGTCATAATCATCATCAGTGTATTTTTCTTTCCACTTATACTTGTAGTCAACTATTACATTATCAAGTTTGTTGCGATAATATAATTTTAGTATTTCTTCTGGATAAAATTCATCAACTACATTCAATGAGATCACCATCTTCATATTTATTGCCAATAACAATACAATAACTCAATTCCCCAAATTTTTCATCAAAATTAGCAACATATTGAGAAACCATTTCTCCCATTCTACCTTTAGTCTCTACTTCTGTAAAGTACCACCAGCCGTCCCAATATCTTTTTACAACAGCTTTCAATCCATTGCATTCATCACAGTGCTGCATTTCTATTATATCCCCTTCATATATTTCTTTTCCATTTTTATCTTTTAAGCCCGTGTACTGCATTAATTCTACATTTTTGCTAATACCTAATTCTTTTATATAATCATTATCAATATAAATTTGACCATATTTCATACAAAAGTTTAAATCTATTCTGTCCCACATTTTTTGATTATCTTTATCCCAAACTCTAAACTTAATTTCTCTCATACTTTAACACTCCTTATTTGTTCATAATAATCGTAAAACTTAGATTCTGTTTCTTCTACTCTTTCCTGATCATTGACTATGTTAACTACAAATTTGCGTGGTTTGTTGAGTAAATTGCAAGTTTGCTGGATAGAAAGGTGAGCCATTAACTCACCTCCTTATTTAACTTTTTAATTAATTCTTCAATTTGTGATTTGTCTGTTGATGCTATATGTTTCATACCTTTATAGCCTTCCTGCTTAAGCATTTTCTTAACCTTATCAGCATCATCACTTTCTAACCACTCATTAATAATTGCTATCTGCTTCTTAGTAGCTGTTTTAACCTGCTTATTACTTCGGGATGAGTTATTATTGGCACTTTTCCGACTACCTCTGCTGTTGCTTCCATCTACATCTTCTTCACTTGCTAATCCAGTTGCAGCAGCTAATGAATATCGTCTAGCATATGTTATACTACTTCCTGCACCTTGCACATCGCTCATAGACTTGCCAGTATCTTTAGGTAATCCTACTGGGCCAAAAGATAACCATTGACCGCTTTCATGAAAGATATTAGTTGTTACCAGTATATTACCTCTTTCATCATAGCCAACCTCTTGGTTGAATGATAAACCTTTACCACTCATAGCTTCCTTAACTACATCTACAACACTATCTAATTTAGCATATTTGTAGCCATAACCTTTGGTGTCTTTGACTGGATTTACAACTTCCTGCTGAAACTCCATAAATGCTTTCATAACCTCATTAACTTCATTGCTCATTTTCATATTAATTATCCCCTTTCAATTTCATATTAATTGATGTTCTTAGATGATACCTTAATAACTCATCTTCTTCTAACAATAAATAAATTAAATTTTCAACTTGCCGCTCATTCATTCCATAATCATAAGCTAACTCTGATAAGATTAATTCTTTGTTAGTCATATTTAGCATCCTCCATTTTCAAACTCATTTCATTATACAAAAACTCTAATCCTTGAACAGTTGCTAAACTATCCCATATCATTGCTTCTGCTACTTCTTCACATACATGATACCTTTTCATTAATGCGTCAACAACACCTTCTTTATTAACTTCCTTGTCAGCTATTTCTAATTCAAACTTTTCTACACCTTTCATTTGCTCACCTCCTATTAACCATTATATCAACCTAACTGTTATCTGTCAAATAATTTTGATGCCAATTACAATATTCAGCTACATCACAGTAATTTTGACACTTAGTTGGTTCAGCTACTCTGTGTTCAATGTAATCGCCTTTACCTTTTTCCTCCATCCACTTTTCAGCAGCTTCTCTACTATCTAACACTCTGTGCGCTCTCTTTCTACCTTTAGACTTAACAGCAAATGTATCATCATCCTGCCATCTTTGTTTTTTGCTGCAAGGTTCTATCTGATCATCATCTAATAATTCATCTAACCTTAAACTTTCAAACTTATTTTTTATAAATTTGTCAATTTCAATAAAATCTTTCATATTAAACTCAAACTCAACAGTTTGTACAGCGTGTGGTGGATAATCTTTCTTGCGATCAACTTGCGATTTCTTCCAATCCTTGAGAAACATTACAATTTGTCCTCTTTTGCAGTTAAATCCTATTTGATTAAGCATCCAAGCATATATCAATAATTGCTTTCTGTAATCATCATAATCGCCGTATATAGCCTTCCAGACTGATGTAGTCTTATAATCTATCACTGTGTTAGTTTCTCCATTGTATAAGTCAAATAAGCCACTTAATTTGTATCCATCAAATATATCTATTTTAATATATTCCTCTTTCAACTCAATGTCCCGCTCAACCTGTTCCTCTAATATTTTGTGAGTTGCTGTACCAAAAAGCAACCAAACCATATCTGCTACATCTTTCTCAATTTCATCATGGTATCTACGCTTTAATATAGCTTCCTTATTGCCTTTCAACATACTTGTAACACTATATTGCTTATCTTTATATTGGTAGTCTGATTGAGCCATTTCAAGAAATGCTTTAGGTAGATTATATTTGTTAGTTATTTTCAATTTTATCAACCTCCTGTATTTTTAGTCCTGTCCATTCATCTGGCAAATAATTTTTAGCTATCTCAAATGGATTTTCATTAGTTTGGAAATAAAACACTTCCTGCTTAAAGCTACTTGTGTATATTGCCCTGTAAAGCTTTCTATTAGCCTTGTATTCAGTTTTAAATTGTTCAGTAGCTTCTTGTACCTTTAAATTAACTTCTGCCTGTATTTGAGCGTTTATATTAGTCTGCAACTTGTTATATAATTCTACACCTGTGCCAATTGATAATCCCATCATTAAAAATATTAGTAATAAACTAATCAGATTTCTTTTCATTTTTATTCTCCTTTAAACTATCTTTCCATGCTTTCCATTGACGCCACATTTCATAGTCTTTCTTTTGTTCTCTTAATTCTTTATCATGTAACCAATCTAAGTTGCTGTGTGGTATCATAATTAACCTCCTAATGCTATTATAATTAATGATAATGTTATCCATATCCCAACAACTGTTAATCCTGCTTTGAGCAATAATTTAATATTTAATAATTCTTTTAACATTTCTTCCACTTCCTTTCTATATAATTCTTTTTCTAATAATTCAGCAACTAATTTATTTCTGCTAATATTCTTCTCATCTACATAATCCTCTAATCGCTTAACTAAGTCATTTGGTAAAGTTATGTTAATCTGAAACATTACATCACCTCCTTTAATTTATAATTGATAGCATCTACACTTTTATATTTAGCCAAAATGTTTTCTATATCTTTATTGTTAATATCCCAGTTAATTGCTGACCAACCTTCATTTAGATATGTTGCTATTCTGTATGCTAAAACCATTGGTGTAACATTAAAATTAAAATGAGTGTGTGGAATTGAAATACTTTTACCATTCATTAAGCTTACATTAGTTTCGCCACCATTGTCGCTTAACATATACCACTTATCGTTAACTTTAATTAAGTGTGATCCATCTACCGTTTCTTTACTTTCTTGCACCTTTGTAAAATATCTTAAGTCTTTAGCAACTGCTGAATAATTATTAATTTTAATCATTTTATCTAGCCCCTTTCGTTATCTTGTACCACCATTATATATGATAATATTACACTTGTCAAGTAAATATGTAAATAAAAATAAAAATCCCTACCAGCTATTAACCAGTAGGGAGGAGGGATAACTATTTATTTTTGTTCATTTTTGCTTTGCAGTTCTTTTCCTAATTGTTCTAATATTGTTCCAATCACAGGCTCAAATTCTTCACCTGGTATTTGCTTTTTAACCTCATCAGCGATTCTTACCCAAAATTTATCATCAATGTCTGTGTCCTCAATAATAGTCTTAACCACCTGTAAAATAATTTCATTCATAAAATTTTCATCTCCTTTTTGAAATATGCTTATAATAATATTTGTCAACCACATTGGTATTTCATCCCTATCCAACTCATCACCATACTTATCCAACATCTCATTAGCCTTTGCAATATTTTCATCAATTGTAGGCTGTTCTGGGGTTAGGTCATCACCTCTGCTTATAGACAGCCCATTCATTTTCCCAACTTTTTCACAGCATCACCACCGATAATTACCACCGCCAGCATTTCAAAAGTTTCAACAGGAATAACATTAAATATTAATAATATAGTTATATAAATTAAAAATGTTAATGCTTCCTGTATTTTATTGCTTTCAAAAAATGCTAACCAATCATTGAAATGTTTTTTAATCCACATCATGTCCTGTTATCCCAATCTGCCTGCCTGTGTCTCACATCAAGATGAATAAATGTGTTATATAATCCAACACCTGTAAAGCCTATTTGCCTTGCTATACGCTTAATCTCATCAATTTGAAGCGGTATCGTGTGTAATGATATATCTACTGCCTTGCCATATAAATGCTGACTGTTATCAGCACCTCCTACTTGTTTATTTCTTTCTGGACATCGATAAGCTGAATTAATTATAAGTGGCACATTAAGTCTATCTCGCAACAATTGCAACTTTTCAACTAACTCATCATCAACTCTAACGTGTCTGTGATTAGGATGAGTGCACTCAAATTCACTCAAATTAAAGTTTTTGCTTATTTGGAAATTATTGATTGACATTCAATCACCCTCTTTCATCCTCAGCTAATTTTTCCAATGCATCAAGCCTATCGTGTGCTTTATCAGCACTGTTTTCTACATGATACATTCGTTCAATTAATCTATTGTGCTTGTCCTGCTTATCTTCTATATAACTTAATTTTGTCCATACTATCCCTGCAAAAAATGCTAATGTTACTAGATTAATGCCTATTTGTAACCAAAACTCTGTTGAGAAGTCCAAATTTATCACCTTTCCACTACGATTTTATATTTACGCTGTTCTTACCCACATATAAACTGTGATGTATGGTTGAAGGTTGTTATGGGGAGAATCGCCGCCAGCTAGACTAGTAGGTACTGTACTTGTGCTGCCTCTTGCACTATAATCAAAACCACCACTGCCTCCAGAACCAAGAGCTCTTGTATAATTATGATCATGTGAGGGCATTTCGTTAACTGTTAATTGGTGTTCTTTTTCTCCACCAGTTTCGCCAATTGCATCAAAATCCGCATCTGTGCTATCTTGGCTGACTAATACTCTACCTTCACCAAATCTTTCCCAAGTTCCAAAACCTAGCAATGTAGCAGGATTTGTGCCGTTACTTGCATTTATATATATACTGCCAACTGGATACACAGCATTAATTGCATTTTCTTTACCTTTTTCATTTAAATTTACCGCTGAAACATCATCACTTTCTACCCATGCTCCTGCCATTAACCACTCACCTCAAATTCATTCTTCAAAGTTTGATACATTGCTTGTCTTATTTTAACTTCATCAGGAAAATTAAATTTCCATCTTATTTCAGCATTTTCAAATACTATTTCTGTACCTGCATCAACCTCCATTAGTATCATTGGGGTTGTATCAGTTGTTGCATCAGCGTTGTATTCTGTTACATACTGGCTAACCTCTGTGCCATCAATTGTTATACTTTTTGTTGCTCCACCATCTTGTATTCTAACAGTTGCCATTTAATCACCTTCCTTGTTTAATAATTGCAAAATACTTGCATTAGTAATTGCAAACGCTTGCTCTAATAGTTCCAGCTATAATCCAAGCGTGATATTTGCAGTGCTTCAGTTTCCTTTTTAATTAAATCATACGGTTGTTTGTCAATTAATACACCTGTGCCTATTTGCTCTGTTGCTCTAAATCCACCTATCCAGCCAAAGTGTGTTATATTTTCATTAGCACTATTAGGACCAAGATAAGTTAGTGTATCAACTCTATCAGCTGTGTTAACATCCTGTTGTGTCCTCTCTTGCCTACCCAGTTCTGTATCGCCATTAAACCAAGCTATATGTGTTACTCTATCGTTAGGCTCAAAATTAGGCGTATATGTGCCATCAGCCTGCCATGTGCCGTCAGCTTTCAACTTTCTAAATATATTAGGATTTTCAGCGAATGTCCAAGTTTTGCTGAAGTCTATAGGGATAATTAATATTTCACTTTCGCCTATTCCTTCGCTGACTACTAATTCAGCACGCTTAGTTAATTCCATGAAGAATTCTTCCCAAGTTTTGTGCTTAGGTCCTTTGACAGCTTCGATGTCATAAAATATCTGACCATTTTCATCAAAAGTGTTGGTGCGTGTTATTAGTAGTTTTTCACCTTGATTAATTCCCATTGATGTGAGATTGTTAACTGTGATAAGTTGCCCAGCTTTGAGCCCACTTCTTCTAGTCTGAAATTTAAGTCGCTTGCTGTCAACTCCATATTTTTCAATCCTGCTGTTGCCTATTTCAATTGCAGCTTCTCTACCTTCAACATTCCCAACTGTTATAGCGTCCTCAACTATTCCACTTGTGCCATCAATGTCAGCTTGTTTGCTTATCAGATTAGAGTCATAAGTTTGTGCTACAATCTTAAACTGCCCAATAAATGTACATCTAACTCTATCATTGCTGGTTAATCTACTTTCAGCGTTATCGTGTGTGATAATATCAGACTCTTTCTCCCAATACCATTGGAAACCATCATCAACACCTTTTCTACCAACAGTTTGAGTCTGCCAAGCACCACCATTAATTGATATTTCAATAGTCGGCTCCTCTGCTATTGGAAAACTAACAGGGAAAGCTTTTTTATCACCATCTCCACGCTCAACATCAACCTGCTCCTCTGTGATACCAATTGGGCCTTTGACAAGTTGTTGATTGCGATAGAGTGGATTGCCCGTCTTAGCAGTCGGCAGCCCTCTAATATATTGTGGCTCTAACTGCCAATCCGCAGGCTCGCTATCTCTACTTTTGAAATGCAACACTTTATCAGAGTCTATTTTCCACCAAAAGTTCATCTTATCTGCTACAGATGAAATTAATTGTTCTGTTGGCACAAAGTTAGCTCTAGTTTCAAGTATTTCTGTGCCGTCTTCAATAGAAGCATTATCTGTTAATACATCAATATTAATTTCATCAAAAGTAGGTGTTATACTTGTATCTGATGTGTTAAGTGTAGTTTTATACTTTAATTCTACACCCTGTAAATCAGTCGGCAAATTAGGTATTGGCTGTCCATTTGTTGCTGTATCCCAAGTTGCACCATCATCTGTGCTAGTTTCAACTGTGATAGAAGTGTTAGTTGGTTTAGTTTCCTGCCAAGTTATTGTGCTACCTCCATCTTCAACAGCAGGTGATAAGTCAAAAGGCTTACTTATGCGATAACCAGTTGTTTCGTAAGCTGATACTACCTCTACTTCTAAACTCTCTAATCTAGGTGTGACAGTTGTATCAGTAGTTGACAGCACCTGTCTCACATCAAGAATAGTTGGATTAGCAGGCAAATTAGGTATTGAGCCACCATTAGTTGCCGTCTGCCAAGTTGAGCCACCGTCAACGCTAGTTTCAATAGTTATACTCTGTGCGTTAAGTGTTTCCTGCCAACTAATCTGACTACTTGCTACTGTATCTATTGGTGATAAGTCTAGTTGTGGTGATTGGCGAGTGCCTGTTGGCTCATAATCCTGATTTCTTTGAAAAACATCATCAACATATATATTAGCTTCATTTCTTAAAAACACACCAGTATAGCCATGAGTAAATGTTGTATCATAAGTTCGCACTCCTGCAATTTCGTTCCCATTGCTATCACACAATCTTGCATTAAAGTAATCACTATCAGTACTGACTATAAACATATAAGTAGTTCCTGCTGTTATATCTTGTGTGTTTGATGTTAAAACTGTTCTAGTTCCACCATTAGTAACAGCAAATTCTAAAGCACTATTTCCTCCCCATCTAATATCATAATAGTTATTATCATCTTGATATCTAATGAGCATTTTTATTTCTTGTCCCACACCAGCACCATCTACACAATGAAAATACATTTCGTTATAACTTTCTTCTAAATCTTCTCCGTTCCAAATGATGGCATCAGAACTATCTGAAACTATAGAATAAGTTCCATTAACTTTTGAAGTATCATCAATTAATACATTAACTGTATCACCATTCCAACCATTTATATTGCCATTTTCAAAATCATCATCTAAATATACCTTTTTAAATACTAACTCCAACCCATCATTAACTGCCACTACATCAGTCAGAGTGCCTTCTGCAAAGTCTGCTGTTGTAGTTTCAATGTCAGTTACATCAGAGCCGGTTTTATCTAATCTCAA